CCGCCATTTCTCTGCCCTCTTCTGTGGTGATACCCTTAGTGGCGGTTGCAATACCGCCCAGTGCAAAGCCAGTATCACCGCCCTTGTACCAGTTAATAATTGGTGAAGTGTCTACGCCAATCTTCTCTAGCCCTAGTAGACCTGCCGCACCCGCTAGTTTTAGGCCATCCTTAAAGCCAAACTGTTCGCCCTCGTCCTTGTCGTCGTACTCTTGCTGGACTTGGTCTAACATCGCCCGTGCTTCTTCGGGCGTGTAGTCGTCTGACATAAGTAGCCTACCGTTTTCGTCGGTGAAGCTGTGTATCTCAGCGTCTTGCTCTTCTAGCTGCTGCACTGCAGTTTCGCCGTAAGCCTTGGGCCAGTTTACTCCTGACTCCATAGCTCTCTCGATGGCTATTTCTAGAGGCTGCTCCTCGCCGTCCCAGATAGTAGGGATCAAAGTCTCTCGACCATCGATGTTCACGATAGCGGTTTTAACCGTAGATAGCGTACCGTCATCGTTCTTCTTTGCGGTGCCGTTGGCGATGTTTAAAAAGTGATGTTCTAAAATAGGGTCCATAAAATATCCTTACTGAGGCGAAGCAAAGCCTTCTTCTTCAGGTTGCTCTTCTGCAGATACTAGCCCCGCTGAACCAATAAGACCCGCTGTAGCTAAACCAATATCTCGACGCTCTCCGATATAGTTTTTCCAGCTAGGTACGCCGCCAGCACCGATCTTCTCGGCTTCGGCAATAATCATTTCACGTGCGCCATTGGCATCAATAGTGCCATCGTCTACCATGCGCCAAATAGCGTCTACGTTAGCGGTAAATGTTTTATCCCGCTTTAGTGTATCTGGGAACAATGTACGTAGCTGCTCCCAAGATACAGATTGCATCTCACGGGGTAGAACTTCACGTAGCTTTGCCGCTTCAGACGTAGCATCGAAGTAAAGACCATAGCTGCCTCGCATACCAGTCTCTGCCTTGCCTAAGTTAGACCATCTGTTAGGGTTACCTGTTGCGCTAGCACCTGTAAGCCCTTGGTTAACTTCGTTAGCATTCTGCCCAAGGGGTCTAAACAAACCCGCCGCAATCTGGTGAGTATCTACGGTAACATCTTTAGGACTGTCTGGATTTAGAATGTTGTTAAAGAAGTTACGTACTTTGTGCGCCCCACCTAGCTCAGGGGAGATACTTTCTAGAGTACCATCGCCATCCAGAATACGGATAGCCTTAGCCATGTTATCAAAGCTCTGGTGTACCAACTTCTGAGGTGCGCCTGACTTTGTAGCAACTACGCCAAGGATGTCGCCTTGGGGGCTTACTTCTCGGAAGTTAGTACCGAAGTGTGCCTCATCATAAGCACGTATCCACATAGCCTTCTGTAGAGGTGTTTCCATTTCACCCCAAGGTCTACCTCGTACAGTCTCAAACTCTTTTTGTTTCTGCCAAGCTGTACCGCCTTTAGAGCCACCTTTCTTCTCAGTGGTAGCAATAGCGTCCATCTCTGGGGTCCACGGTGCGTTAGAACCTAACTCCGCATTATGCTTAATAATACGTTCCCCCATACCCACGTTTTGATACCAGTCTTTTCCGGGGCTTAGAGCAGCTAAAACACCTGCAGTCTTTGTGTCAGAGATACCAAAACGGTCTGATAATCCTAATGCAATACGGTTAGCACCACGATACCAATTGGCTGAGTCTTTAGCGATCCCTAGTCGGTCCGACATATCATAGAGACTTACAATATTGTCGGTCATACGTGAGACTACGTTCTGTGCAGTCTCTGCTACATCTTCTGACCACAAGTTACGTAAACCGGGATAACTCTCTGCCATCATCGCAAAGTTCTGAGACATAGCAGAGTTACCGCGCATCAAGGCTTCAGTATCTGATACCATCTCACCTGAGCCGATCTGATTTGCATCCCCACCTTTTTCTTCTGGTGTAGTGGGTAAGCGAGTATCTACCCGACGATCAATGTCGAGCATCTCTTCTGTTTGAGTTACTACTGACGCAGGTACTGAACCAGAACTCTTCTTGCGAATGGTTACACCTGCCGCACCCAATGGATTGTTAGTAACCTCGAAGTTATCTCCTAACGTATCCTGTATGTATTCACGAAGCTCTTTCTGGGTAAAACCTTTTTGATATGTACCTGCAGAAGTAATTATAGACATATCTTCTGGACCAGCCGTACCTTTAGCGTTCAATACATCACGGCCTCTGGTAGTAATGATAGCTGTACCGTTTGGCTCAAGAATACGACCAATATCAAGTACAATGCTATCTCTGGTTTCTCTAGGAACCACGTTAAGTACGTTAAGATTGGTTATACGACCATACGAAGAATCTGGAATGTCTGTACCTGCGCTGTAGGTAGGCTCAAAGCCAGCGCGAGGAAACGGCTCGAAAGTATCATAACCAAGCTCTCGCTGAGATAGACCTAGTCCTGCACCGTAGTCTAATGTTTTACCTTCTCCAGAAAGATCGGTTAAAAGCGTATCTGCCTTCATGTACGTAGGTAGTGTACCTGCAATCTGCGTCTTCTGAGCATTTGAGGCTGGTGGCATTTCGCCACTAAACATATTACCTAAGTTACTGCCTACCATAGTAGGATCATACTCAGGCATATTTCTAGCCACCGCACGTACTCCCATAGCACCTGCCCCTGCAGCGGGTATTAGAGAAGATGCATTCAGAGCATCACTTAAAATGCTTTCTCTTGCGGCAGTAATCTGATCACCAGTGGCGTTAGTAATATCTACGCCGTACATATCCATAAGTCGGTCATCTATGTCTTGAGTAAACAAAGCCTTGGTGCTGTCTGCTACATCTCGTACTGCTTCTTTAGTTGTCTCAATAGGTGCCTGTACAAAGTCTTTTGCTCCTTCGTACATACCCATACCAGTCTCCTTCAGGAAACCGATCTCGTCTTCATTAATGTAGCGACCCAGCTTTTCACCAAAGCTATCATACTCATTATCAAGACCTACGACATTATCTAGAATAAGCTCACCGTAGCCTATTCCTTCTTGTGTCTTTTCTAGATCGTCTTCTGGTTTGTCTTCCCCGAAGAAGTACTCGTAAAAGCCCATTATTCGGCCCCCTTAATGACCTCATCTCTTAGAGTGTGGAAACGCCGTAGCTCTGCTATTGCGCCCTGTATTTCTAGAATGCGGTTGTGGTCTTTTGTGGTTTCGAGCAGACCGTGCATATGCTTGATGCGGCGGTCTGCGTATTCCCTTAGCGTCTGGTGTTGGTCCTTATCGTTAACGAGTGGCAGTAGAGAACGATAAAACTGTTTATCCATCACTTCTTCTTTTTCTTAGTGTATCCACCCTTAGCCATCTTCATAGGCTTACCTGACTTGGCGCACTTACCCGCCTTCTTACAGGCAGCTTTTGTCTTACATGAGGCACAATAGTTCATTGAATACTTCCTTGCTGTGGTGGTTGTGGTTGTTGAGGTTGTGGTGCGTTACCCCCATTGGCTCCACCGCCGCCGCCAGTAAATCCTGCAGCGTCTGGCTCAGGGGCTGCTCCCGCAGCTATGTTACCATTGCCATTACCTGTAGGGTCTTGTGGGGAGGGTGCGCCTTGTGGCTGTTGCGGTTGTGGCGGCTGTTGTGGCATCAGAGCCTGTATCTCAGCCATCATCTTTTGCTGGATCGCCGCTTCACGTGGATCGTTCAAAATCTTATCTTCGTCCAAGTCCATAGAAGCTGCGATCTCACGTAGGATGTAGTCGTACTTAACAAACGGTGCCATCTGTGGATTACCAGTCATCTGCATGAACTGTAGTAGTCGCTGGCTACGTACTTCGTTGCGCATCAGGCTCTCAGTGCCACGCGCCTTAACGTCTAGGTCACCGATAAACTCTTTGTTGAAATTAAACTGCATATTAAATGCGAACAGAGCCTTGCCCAGAGGGGCTAGTAGATAGTCGTCGATATTACGGACAACTGCCTTAATGTTCTGCGCTGCAGCACCCATCAACATAGACATACCAGAGGCAGTACGTCCGACACCGCCTACGGCACCAGAGCCGTGGCTGTAGGATGGAATACCAGTGGCCTCGTCGGCTAACTGACGGCTCTTATCGAACATCATCAGTAGCTCTTGTGATACGTTGGGGAACTTGGTGCCGAAGATGGCCTGTCCCGGTGCGCCAGCCTGTCTACGGAAGACCTTGCCCGGATACACTGACATATCCTGCCCCGGTACTAGGTTAGTCTCGTCTACCTCGATCAACAAGTTACCAGACAAGGCACCGTTGTCCACAGCCATGCGCATAAAGCCATTCATTAGCAATTGCGTGTCAGTCATGTTCTCTGCAACGCCAATACCGAAGAAGCTGTATGGATTTAGCTCGTAGGGTACTGCTAGGTAGGGAATACGGCTAGGAGTGAATGGATTTAGGACCAGACGTATAATCTGACCGTTACACACCCATATGTTGACCTGTACTTCGTCACGGTCCTGTAATTCTGTAGGAATTTCGATATCTGCTTCTTCTGCAAGCTCTGCATCCAAGATACCCCAGTATTCTAGTACCTCGAAGCGATCCATTTCAGATGTTACTGAATCATCCTCTAGAGCGTCTTCCCAGTACTCTCTCTGGTACGATGGACCGTACTCTATGGCGAGTTCTATGCTCTCCTCGCGGAAGTGGGGACGCTTCTTCAGGGTGCGCATCTGTGTGCGGTTTAGGCGGTGACGCTGTACGGTAAATTCTGCCTCGCTCATGTTACGAGCGTCTGGATCAGGGTAGAAATCCCAGATGGAGACATATTCCATCTTTGGAATGGTTTCATACAGGGGATCGTAGTTACCGTCCTCGTCCCAGCGCGGATATTCCTTGTCCATAGCGAATGGACCCTTGAATACGCCAGTTCCAAACAACGTACATTCGAATGCCACTGATCGTAGGTGCTTTGCCGCGTCAGTCTCGTCCAACTGGTCGTGCATTAGCTTTTCCATCTTCTGAGCGGCACGTTTTGCTGGCTCGAAGGTGATGGAGTTGGGTATTGTACCTGCGCCCTCCTGTAGATCGTCGTGGATAGGCTTTAACTTCTCCTCATACAGCCCCAAGTCCTTCGCAATGTCGGGACGGGCTATAGATTTGGGTACTTTGTAGTCTACATTGACTGTGTCTTTGACTTTTTCGTCTGTAATGGCGTTTGGGTCGTAGTGTACAGCGTCTGCCACGTTATTTGGGAACTGTCGGGCCTCAATACCGATAGGAAACTTCGATCCAGCGAACAAAACGTCTACAACTTGGGCATATGCAGCCAAGACCTTGGTCTTAGTCACCTTAATAAATGCCTTAGACTTCTCAGTGTCCGTAAATTGTACGTCTGCGGAGTAAATTCCACGATAATTGCGGTAGGAGTCCAGCCAACGATCCTCGTCTGCCAGTCGAGCGTCTTTCGAGCGTCGATATTGGCTCTCTACGAAGGAAACGGCCCCAGAAAAGTCTATATTTTCCTGTTCTACGTCACCATCCTCTTCCAGAGGCACCGCCAAGGTGGTGTCTGTTACGTCTTCTGGGATTGGTTTGTCCATTAGTGCCATATTTAGTACCCGAATGTTGCGTCAGCGGGTTGCCAACGCTGTTGTGGAACGCCTTGCCCCCAGTCGAAGGGTGATCTGGCTTGTGGTCTGCTCATAACTGCGTATCTAACGCTATCGTATGCGTGGTCTGAGGCGTATCTTGGGTCGATGTCGTCGCTTCCACGCGGATCAGAGGGGATTACGGGCAGGTCTGCTATGATTTGTCGGCAAGTATTGAAGAAAACTATCCCCGCCATGCCCGTGTCTTCGTCTACTTTCAGGACTTCGTGCAGTCTGTTCTTCCCAGCCACCCGTGCGCCGTTAGTCCTGTCGCTGGGTCGCCATCTGCAGCCCATAGAAATCATCTCTTCGGCAATAGACGGTCCAATTTGACCTCTGTTATGCCAACAACTACTGTCCAAGACCCCGTAGTCGATGCGTTCACCTAGCTCCGCGTCCATTACTGCCTTCGCTAGGTCTCTACCAGTGTGCTTACTGAGGTATAATTCTCGGTAGCAGACTAGTGTGCCGTAGTTTGGATCAATCGCAAACCAGTGAACAGCACTATAAGAGCTATATCCATAGTCACAGGACCGAAACCGCCGCCAATCTGAGGGAATGTCATACGGCTCCACCACGTGGACTGTCTGCCTGAACTCAGGAAATGCTGCGCCATCTGCAACTGCCCAGTCTCCCTCTAGTAATTGTCTACGTTGCATCTCAGGGAGAGAGAGTAGGTTGGCCTCGTACTGCCCACCTTCCATGAGATATGGGTTATCTTTCAGACTAGCTGGTATAAAACGCCGATAGAATAGCGGCTCACCAGCCTTTTCGTGTCCTTCTGGGAAGACTAAGTCATCTCCAGTATCTAAATCCTTTGCCACGAACTTGGTATTGGCTGGCGCGGGGTCTATAAACATCCGCTTCACCCATCCGTGACCACTTCCTCCGGGGTTAGTAGTCGCCCTCATGTAGATGGGCAGGGTAGGGTCCGTGGTACGTAGTCGAGACCTCATGTAATTCCACGCGAAGGGGGTGGGATACTGGGTAAGCTCGTCGAAGGCTACGTAAGAAAACGCCTGACCTTGGTAGCGTAGAACGTCTTGATCTCTTTCTAGATACGTGAGCCACAGTTTTGCACCTGATGGAAACGTCCACTGAGACTTCTTCTCGGCCCACTTAGCCCCTTGGAACGCTTTAGGATATAGCTCTTGGCTTTTCCAAATAAGTTCACGTAATTCGTCATTAGTTCTACGTAGTATTAGGCCATTGAAGTTGGGGTTTGAGAAGTACCGCATAGGGTCTGCGAGTAGTCCATACGACTTGCCACCTCCAGCGGCCCCGCCATATAGCACTTCTCTCTCTGAAGCCGCGAGGAACTCTGTCTGTGGTCCCTCATTAGGAGCAAATATTACTTCTTGCTTCTTCTTCTCAGATTCTATCACAGAAAAATCTAGATTGGAAGTATCTAATTGTTCTTCTGGCTGTAATCCTTCGAGGCGTTTCTTGGCAATAGTTAGTAGGCGTTTAGCGTCAGTCTGCTTGCGCTTTGCCGCCGCCAGTCTCTTCTCTTCCGTAGTCTTAGGTTTACGCTTCCTATTCTGCTTCGCCAATTCCTTCAGGCGCGTAGAAGGTGTCGGACTGTCTGGCCCTCTACGGTCCTTCCAAATGTGTATTAGACCTTGGTGCGATATCTTATCGCCAGTCTTAGAAGTCAGCCACTCTGCCGTCTTTCGGCTGGAGTGACCTTCTTCCAAATAGTCTAGAGCCTCTTCTACGAGTGCCGCCTTTGCCTCGTCGGGTATCAGGACTAGTGGGTCGTCCTCAGATGCCACGTAGGCGTATGGTATCTTCGCGGTCTTATTGGCTCTGCTCTTGTTTAGCCAGATGCTCACTCTTCACTTTTCGGTGGCAAGATAAACATTGCCCCGCCTGTATTCTTTACTTCAACTTGTTCTTTCTTAATCAAGCCAGTGCGGTCTAGGATTTGTGCAGCCGCCGCAATAGAGTTTCTGGCTCCCATAGCACTCGGGTCGTCGAGTACGTCTACCATTCCCCATGCGGCCTTGGGTGCGTTCATTGCCATCACCATAGCCGCTCGTTCATTAATCTCTTCCTTGAGTGCTGCCACCACTACAGTGCTAGAGGTGTTGTCTGCGTAGCCAGCCACCTTCATAGCCTTCTTGATATTGCCCTTGCACTCCTCAGTCATCAGGGCATCGAGAAACAGCTTCTGCTTGTCTGTTAATTCTTTTTTCTGTTCCATTATTTGCTCATTAGCCTCTGCTCAAGATGTTGGATGGTGGCCTCTGCCCGTGCCAGCGATGCCTTCAATTCCGAGACTTCGCGTAATAGCTTCTCTTTATCTTCCAAGACTTTGTCCAACTTCTCAGACAGGCGGTCTACCTGATCTTTAAGTGTCTCTTGGAACTCGGCACGTTGGCTCTTGTCCTCTTGGTTAGCCTTAAACTTATGCTCGGCACGTTTAGCTAAATAGGTCCACAGGCCACCTGCAGACACCAAGGCTACGATGATGGGTACTAACTGATCAGTGGACATCTACAAATCTCTTATGTTCTAGTATTTGTCTGTGGACTAGGTTCGCTAGATACAGGCTCCACCCCGCTAACCAGATCAATGCCGCTGCGTGTGCCACCTCATCTACTGTCGTCATGGGCATATGCGTCATAGGCCGTACAGCCTGTTCCATCCCATTAGCGGTCGCCGTGAAGTAGACATTCCCCATCGGCTTTGGTTCTTCGTACATCAGGTACTGAAACAGCACGACCATGCTTAGGACGAAATCTGCCAGTAGAGTGTACTTCAAAAGAATACGGGGCAACCAAACTGTCGCTAGAACGACAAAGACACTCATCGACCCCCAGATGCAGATAAGTGTTGTCTCGACGTGATCGACAAACATACCAGCCATAATCAGACCGCACATGGCACAGGCTATGTGTTGGGCGGGTCCGTTAGCGGCTCTTACCTTCTCGTAAGTACCTCTGAGGCCGTATGCTTGCATTACTTCTTGGCCTTCTTCTTCTTGGGCCAGCCCTTCTGCATATCACTGTACGCCTTCGGACTTACTGTGCTGTTCTTCTTAGAGCGGCTAGTTCCAGCCTTCTTCCGCTTATTGATGTTTTTGACTAGGGACATGGCTACCTCAGATTATTATGGGGTCTGGTCCTACCACTTCTTACAGGACCAATATCTTGCGCTGAACTTGTCCTTGGCAGTGTCGCACTTGTGTCGTGCGCGAAAAGACTTCCTGCGCTTGGGATCGCTCTTCTTAATCTTCATATTTGGGTCACCAAATCTGACGATCTTCTCCTTGCCGTCCTTGCAAGCCTTGACTACAAACTTCTTACTGCCACCAGATGTCCTCTGAGGCTTGTTGCACTTCATCTTGCTCTTATCAATTGCCATTACCAGCGACCCCGTTCTGCGCCTACGATGTAGATTATTGTTACGAAAGCGACGATCCCTAGCAGTGTTAAGGTTCCACCTACGGCCCACTCTAGGACTTTCTCTCTACTTTTTTTGGCTTCAATCTCTGCCTCTCTACGTGACTTACGGGCTTCTATTTCAAATCTAATAAAATCTTCTTTAAGACCGGGACGACCATATAGTTGCAGGGCTGATAGGAGTTCCTTACGTTGCTGCTTGATCTTCTCAAGGGCCATGAACTCTTCGAAGTCATTGGTGTCCTTGCCAGCTAGGGTAGACCAGACACTGTTCTTCTTCTTCTCGCCACGTGCCTGTAGAGCCTCCTGCGCACCGATCATGTCTCCGATCTGCTTGGCGCAAGACGCAAGGTCTCTCCCGTTATTTACGGCTGCTTTAACTACGCCAAATGCGGCATTGAAAGCCGCTAACTCCGCAATCATCCCTTAACTCCCATAGGACATTGATAGTCAGGATCGATGCGGTAGATTCTATAATTACGCCTGTTAGGACACTTGTAATAACAAGCCTTATAAAAGCCTAATTCAAAACTATGACCATGAAGGATTAACGCTAACACGCAGACCATTCATGTCGCCTCTCCTGCTAATTCAATCGCCTTGCAAGACCCGAAGGCGAACTTGCCCTCTTGCTTTCTTGTGTACAAAAACGACTGAAGACTGACGTTGCAATCATTAGCCTCGAAGAAGCTCTCCCTGTATGCATACAACGTACAGTCAGTTACCATAGGGCTGTTGCACACTACCGCTATGGCTACCCACGTAATCATTTCTTCTTGGCGTAACCGCCCTTGGAATAGGCTGGTTTCTTCTTCTTCATCGCCATGCCGCCGCCATACATCTTGGCCTTTGCTGGTGGGTTAGACGCTCCGCAGTCCTTGCGCTTCTCAACTTTCATCGTCGAAGTCCTCTTCTAATAAATCAGGTATAAATCGCCTAGGTTCGAGCGGTACTTCTACTGAGCAATCTTCTGTGGCGAAGTATCTCCCATAGCCGTCGAACTCTTGTGCCATAGGATTGTCGTCTAACTCACGCTGGGAGATGAGACCTTCTTCTAGGAGAAGTTGTCGTATGCGATCAAAGGTTAATACCTGACCTGTACGCTCTTGAATGGCTGCACGTATATAGTACAGATTAAAAGACATTTTTAGTTACCCCTTCATTGTAACATCTATCTACGTGGCTGGTCAAGCCCTTATTTATGTAGATAGTTAAGTATTTACGTTGACGGATAGCTATTTAATTGGTATAATGAATTGTCGGTTGAGCGGTATACTATATACTAACTGTACCTAGTACCCGCTCCCTAGTAGACTACTTGGAGTAGTCTTCCCGCCTCAGTCTTCATAAATAATCCGTCTAATGTCGCCACGGGATACACCAATGTCGTGTAGTTCCTTGTCTGTCATGTTTGCTAACTGCCAGAATGCTACTCGACGCATTTGTGCTTTTTGGATGGCTTCGATAATTTTCTTGAACATAGTAATCTCCTAACAATATGTGGTCTCATTATACCAACTAATTGTGATTAGGAGTACTCAGGTAATTGGAATACCCGCTATGCAGTGAGGTACTCTATTGCCCTCTGCAGTCCCTCTACGTTGTCGCCTAGTAGGCCAATAGAGAGATTGCAGTGTGGGCATAGCCATCCCCTGAATTTCTCAGTCTCATAGCAGTGGTCTAGGACAAGTTTAACACCAGTCTTACCGCAACACTGGCAACTATCGGGGGGAGGGGGAGCAGTCTTTCTGATACGATTGACCACTGAGTTATTATACTTCTGGCATTCCTTGCACGAAGTACTCCTGCTCTCGCGGTCACCTGTAGCCCGTCTGTACAGCCTGAAGGCTTCCCTAGGCTTCACCTTGTGGCAGTGTCTACATAGAATGTAATCTTCTTTAGCTGGATTCTCATCCCAGCCAAATAGACTAAGCTGCTCAGTCTTCATAGGCAGAACCAAATAAGTCAGCGACTGTGTAGTCACTGTCTTCAATAGTCTGCGCTTTTTCTCTTAGTCGATCTGCTTGCCTGTTTAGCTCTGCGGCTATGGCGTATAGCTCTTTGTAGTCTTCTTCTACGTCATCCACTATCGAAGTAATGATGTCGTAGAACTCCTTATTAATTACTGCCTTCTCAGTTTCACCTATCTCTAGGTGAGAGACCACGATCATTGTGCCGTTATCAAGGACTTGTAGGTCGTGATCTATGAAGAAGGGCAAGCCGTCAGCGAATAGTACGCCGTCCTCACCGTAATCTTCAGCCATGTAGTGTTCCGTTGCCTGTTAACGAATACTAGCTATTATATTCTAACAATCAACTAATTGCAAGTGTGAATACTTTACAGAGTGGTTTTCTAATTCCACAACTCTAGATGTAGTGCCTTTACAGAAATATTCTCGTAGTCCCGTACTGGGGCCATTTACAGTCGCAAAATCCCAATCTCTGGTCAGTGGTGTATACAGACCCCAGAGGGGAGGGGGTGGCAGTCGCCCCGCCCCGAAGCGGGAGCAGCCTGAGATAGAGCGATATACGCAAGTCATTGATTTTATTACGTTTTCTTTATTCCGATGACTGGATAGTTCACAGGCCAAATAGAATTAACGCAATAAAACCAGCGACTTATAAGAAACCAGCAAAAAAGAATGTGGCATATTGTGCCATGCAGGGTCTGATGCCTGAGAAAACCAGCCCATCGATCACGTTATCAGGGCATCAATCCAGCCTGACGACATCAGGAGACAAGAGCGAAGCGCGGCGATGTATACGCCCACGACATCAGCCAGCCACCTGAGCCACCTTCCAGCAGCCGATGACCTGATGCCCGCGCCCAATCGTTAACCGCTCTCAGTGGCCCGCTCTGAGCCTCTGGCAGGGTGTTTAGCGCGAAAGCCCCCATGCTCTGAGAGGCGATATAAAGCCCACTGAGTGAGGGTATTTGTTCTGGGTATAACTATGCCACTGAGTTGTTAGGCC